ACTGATTAAACAAATAAAGTAGTATATTTGCTTATCATAAATATTGTGTTTTTAAATGGTTTTAGTGAACCCGAAAGATCCTCCGCAGAAATGCCGAGGATTTTTTTTTAAAAATAATTCACTTTTTATTTGGTTATTAAAAATTTGTTTATATCTTTGTACCATAATAATAACAAAATCACTAAAACAAAACATTATGACACTTACAAAAAACAACAAAACAATCGTAATTGTAAAAATTCAAAAAGCAGGAACAAAAAGAATTTTCTTTTACCCAGTTACAAAAGAAGGTTTAAGATTAAACAGAACAAACTTCGCAAGACAATACGATGCTATTAATTTAGGAAGACAATACTTAAACAACTAATTTATGAAAGCAAAAACACAAATCAAAATCGGGCTGTTAATAGCAGCCTATTTTATCCTTAGAACTTTAATCAATATTTAATCACTAAAAACAAAAACAATGAGTAGAATTAACGAAACCTGGAGCACAAAAGAATTGGTAAACTATTTAAGCCAGTCAAACGAAGCATTAAGAGCCGAGAACACCAGGCTAATGGATGAAAACGAAAGGCTATTAAACAACATCGAAGTAGTAGATGCTGAAATAGTATCCAACGGAATGAATCACTATTACCAATTTATGAATCAATTTAATTACACACTTAAAAAATCTTAACAATGGAAAAATTAGAATTAGGCGAAAAACTATCAAAGATTCAGTTTGAATTTAAAGCAAAAAAGAGCAAGTATAACTCATTTGGCAAGTACAACTTTAGAAGTGCCGAAGATATTTTAGAAGCACTAAAGCCAATGAACGAAAAATACAAGGTTTACTTCACGATCAATGAGCAATTAGTAAACGCTAATCCACCTATGATGGCATCAGTAGCTACCATTTGCGATTGTGAAAGCGGTTTAACAATAGATTGCCAAGCGGTAGTAGGAATTGATTTAGAACAGAAAGGAATGGCAATGCCACAACGTTACGGTTCTGCATCATCATACGCAAAGAAATACGCTTTAGGCAACCTTTTACTTATTGATGACACAGCAGACGCAGACGCAACTAATAATCATTCAAACGTCCCAAAAAATGAGCCAAAAGAAAAACTTCTTTTAGTTGAAGGAACAGATGCATTCACCAAAGCAAAAGATTATTTAGTTGGAGGTGGCGACATTGAATTAATAGAAAAGAAATATAAATTAACAGCCGAAGTAAAAGAGGCACTAACTAAATAAGATGGATATAAACGGTAAAATAATAGTAATAGGAGACACCGAAACTATTGGAGCAAAAGAGTTCAAAAAAAGATTGTTAGTAGTACAGAGCGACGAACAATTTCCTCAGTCGTTACCTATTGAATTTACACAAGACAAAACGAATCTACTTGACAAATTTAAAGTTGATGACTTAGTAAAAGTTAGTATTAATTTACGTGGATCTGAATGGAAGGGTAAATACTATGCAAACATTCAAGGCTGGCGAATTGATAAAGTAGATTCATTAAGTTTAACAGCTCAACAACAAATGCCGAATAGAGAAGCGGTAAGTTCACAGGAGCCAATTAACAACGCTTTGCCGTATGAAGTAGATGACTCGGTGTTGCCATTCTGATATTAATTTAATGGGGTGTAAAAGCCCCATTTAAAAACACTAAAACAAATGAAAACACACGAAGAATTTTTAAAAGCAATAGCAGTTGTTAAAGAATATCAATTGCAAGTAGAAAAAGAATATAGAGATAAAAAAAAATATTTTTTAAATCTTGATTTAACAGTTTATAATTCTAATACTAAATTATGGGATATAGATATATCTGTACGTTTATTGAATATTTTAAAAGTAAAAGGCTTTACTAATGATTCTACTATTTATGAAATATCACTTATTCCAGAAAATGAACTTTTTAAAATTAGAGGTTTTGGAAAACAACTGCAAAAAGAATTTAAAAAAATAAAAAATTTATCTGGAATTATATGTTAATAGACTACAAACATCAACTATCAATATTAAAGGATATAAGAAGCGGAAAGCTAAAAGAGGGCTATCGGTTAGGCATTCCAGAAATAGATAACTACATACGCTTTAAACCATCAAATTTCAATATAATACTTGGTCACGCTAACGTTGGTAAAACAACTTCGATACTTTATTTGATGTTAGCCTATTCTTTAAAGCACGGTAAAAAGTGGTTAATTTGTAGCACCGAAAATGATAGCTATTCTTTAATTAGAAAGCTGGTCGAGTTCCTGGATGAAACACCAATAAACCTTGTTTCTGATTCTAATTTTAAAACGCACACAGATTTTATCAATCAGCATTTTAAGTTCGTAGATAACGCTGTAATGTACACTTATATCACAGCTATTGAAATGTTTGGTAAAGTCAAAAAAGAATTTAACTTTGATGGCATATTATTAGATCCGTACAACTCACTTGCAAAAGAGCCAGAAATGATGAAAAATTTAGGCGGTCACGAATACGATTACCAAGCCTGCACAGAGTTGAGAATGTTCTGCAAAGAGAACAAAGTATCAATCTGGTTAAATACTCACGCAAACACAACAGCACTACGAATGCTTTATAATTTACAGCATCCATTTGCAGGCTATCCACAGCCACCAATGGCAAACGATGTTGAAGGCGGTGGGAAGTTTGTAAACCGAGCCGATGACTTTATAGTTGTTCACCGATTAGTAGGGCATTCAACAATCTGGAACCAAACAATGATCCACGTTAGAAAAATAAAAGAAGTTGAAACAGGTGGTATTCCAACACCGTATGATGACCCGATAATATTAACAGCGATGTACAACAATGTAGGCTTTGCATTAAACGGTAAAAGCATACTTCAAACGATAAAGGAATCACAACTTAATTTCCTATGACAAACATACTTGAAGTTCTTTCAAAAAAGCACAAACAATGGCTTGACTATGTTAAATCGTTTGGATGTTCAAATGATATAGCTGAAGACTATGTGCAGGATATGTATCTAAAAATATATAGTTACAGCCAACGAAAGGACAACAATATAATGTTTGACGAAAACCAGGTAAATTTTTATTTTGTTTATGTTGTTTTAAAAAATATGTACACCGATGACTTACGAAAGAATAAAAAGCATTTAACAACCGATTTAAGCGTAGATATACCAGAAGAGATAAAAGAATACAGCGAAGTAGATTTCTATCTTAAAAACGACGCTAAGGACGTTTGGTTAAATAGATTGAATTCAGAACTTGAAAGCATAGAAGACTACACAAGGCAAAAAGCAAATCTAACCTACATTAAATTTATATTTCAAAAGGTGTTTGTTGAGCAAATACAAATCAGCGAATTGAGCCGAGAAGTAGGCATCACCTATTGGAGTTTAAGAAACACAGTATTAATAATTAAAGAACAGATAAAAAATGAAGTACAATCTAAATGAGCAATTTTTGCCAAGAGACAGAGCCATAATTTTATTAAACAAATATCCTATTGACTACATTCAAAATGTAGTGAATGGTTTAATTTACAAAAGCAGAAAAGCCAATGAGGCACAAATCTGCAACTATTGGAATGAAGTAGCAACCGAAATAAAAAAAAGAATATATGGAAAATAGAGACTGGTTAGTTTTAATTTGTGAAATAGCAATAGCATTAATTACTGCAATTTTATTGATAGTTGCAATAGACCAAATTTTTAACCCTTAAAAAAAATAATATGATAGAATTACTTATTGGAATATCCGTATTTGGATTTGGCACTACTTTGTGTATGAGAGAAAAATATGAGTTTTTTGGAATTGTAATTTGCGTACTAACATTTGTATTTTTATTAATGCATATTCCTACGTGGTTAAGAGCGAGTTACAGATATGAAAGACATATAGTTGAAAGAAATTCTATAATTGAAAGTTTAGAAACTGCAAGAGAAAATAAAAATAATATTGAACTTACATCAATAACAAAAGATATTATAGAGTACAACAAAAATTTGGCTATCTTAAAATTTGAAGACGATGGCTATTTGGATGTTTATATCGATGATAGAATGTTACTTTTAAAACCTATAAAATGAAAAAAGAGTTTAATGAATATTGGGCAGAGTTAGGCTGGGGCGACCGTTTAGAATTTGTGTTTAAATGGTCAGGTATTAAATGGCTGGTCAAAAAGATAAACCCAAACTGCAACTGCGATGAGCGAAAAGAAAAGATGAACGAGTTTAAATTTAAAAGAAAATGAACAAGAACGATAAAACTTGGTGGGCAAAGTTCAGAGAAGTAAAAAGACACTACATAGAGAATGACGAATATAAAATGATCAGCGAAATATACGCACGTACTTTCAATTTAAAACTAGACTATCCTTGCAAGTGCAACCCAACACGAATACAGGAAATGATAAACAGCCTAAATGTAGTTTATGACAACTGAACAAACCCACAAATGGGAGCAGGGCATAATTCATTTGTTAAATTTAGACGGTTGGCAATTAGAATGGACAGGCGGAGATTACGAGCACTACGACGCAAAGGGCAAAACACCAAAAGGATATAACTGCATTTTAGAGATTAAAATAAGAAATGAATACTATCCAACCAAACTATTAGAAAGGTTTAAATACGAGCACCTAATGAGCCACAAAGACCGCCTTAAGTTTTATTATGTATTCGATAGCAAAGGCAATTATCTTTATTTTCTCGACCAACTAAAACTACCCGAACAAAACAACGTACAAGCTGGAGCAACAACCTACTCACAAGGCAACAAAAACAAAGTAAACAAATCTGTTTATATGCTAACTGAAAGCCAGGCATCAATAATAAATAAAAATACTTTATAAAAAATTTGTTTATAAGTATTTAATTTATATCTTTGTCAAATATTAATCACTAAAACAAAAACAAATGAAAGAATTTTTAGTTACCTATTGGGCTGAAAGAAACGATGAAGCCACAGACATTGAAACAATCATTCAAGCCTATACACTTGCTGAAGCACTTGAAAGGTTTAGAAGCAAAACTTTATACTACAAGTACATTGAATCAATTAAAATGATAATCAAATGAGTTATGATGACTGGACACAGATATACGAGCAAATGAAAGCCGTATTTCAAAGAGATAAAGAACTAACACACATTGATATATCAATCAATATACAGCCCGTAAAGAGCGAAAAGAAAACAGCTAAAATTTCAATTAAAACATTTAAATAAATTATGATACAAGACAAAAGATGGGTACTACTAGAAGAAGGCTACCCGCATACAATATTACTAGACGAGCAAGAAGCCAACGCAATGAAACAGAAATGGCAAATGGTGCATCCAAAATTAAAGTATTCAGTATTTTACGATGAGTACTACGAATTTGTAGAGTTTTATTCAGACGAAGAAAAAGAACAAATTAACCGATTAATACCGTGATAGTTTTAGTAGATGCAGACAGCCTAATATGGTCAAGCTGCTACCGACAAAAAGAGCACGATGAAGACGAACAATACCATACTATTGAAAATGCAAGGTTAAAGTTTGATGAGGTGTTTATGTCGATAGTAAACACGATTGAAGAAATACACGAAGTTGATAGAGTATTAACATTCGCTGGAGCACGTGGTAACTTTAGAAAAGAAATATCAAAAAGCTACAAAGCCAACAGAATAGGCAGAGAAATACCACCTATTTTAAACGAACTGCTAGAGCACGTAAAAGAAACATACAATTCAATAGCAGGATACGGAGTTGAAACTGATGATGTAGTCGCCACGTATTGGAAGAACCTAACCGATACATTTGGCAGAGACGAAGTGATAATAGTAAGCATTGACAAAGACTATAAGCAACTGCCTTGTATTATTTACAATTACCATTTGAGCCATCAATGCTATTATGATATTACGAAAGAGCAATCATTATACAACTTTTACGAACAAATGATAATAGGTGATACTTCGGACAATGTAAACTTTTGCAAAGGTTATGGAGTTAAATGGGTTCAGAAAGCATTTAAAGACTGTTTAAGCGAACAAAGTTATATTAGAGTAGTATTTCAACTATTTAAAAAGATATATAAGCACAAGGCACGTGAGAAGTTTATCGAATGCAAATTATTATTAAAACTAAAAACAGATTAACGTTAAAAATAAACGATGACAGCCTATGCACCAACACACTTTCGGCTGTTATTGTTTATTGATTGTTAGTAGCTGGACGGATTATTAAAGATAAAACATAGGGAGGTTAAGGTATGTGACATTCCGAAACCGTATCGACCTGTACGGCTATGTTTATTTAAAATAAATATTAATTATAAAACTAAATAAAATGAGACCAAACACAACAAGTACATTAAAAGATTTTTCGATTGCAGAATTATGGCAACCGAGCGTACAAATAAGATTTGTAAAAAGAAAAGTTATTGATTTTAGCAGTCAATTAATCGGAGGGGTGCAACTTCAAAAAGATGTGAATATTTTACAACAATTACATACAAGTAATTTAGGTAATCAAGAGTGGAAGGATGTCCCTATTGAAACGTTAACGTAGTCTTGCTACTAACTACTCGCTACACGCATAAAATGTATTACAATTATGAAACAATACACGCAAACAAAGGTAATAAGGATTTCAGAAACACAACACAATACTTTAGTAAAAATGAAGTCTTACAATGTTGATGTAGGTAAGTTTATAAGAGATGCAATAAGTGAAAAGATTAAAAGAGAATATCAAAATTTAACACCAAAAAAAGAAACAATTAAATGCCCATTTTAAAACTAAAAACAAATGAATAAAGCAAAATACATAGGAGAATCAATAAACCAACTTTGCGGAGTTGATATTTACGAAAACAAAAGAACGCAAGACCTGGTAGATATAAGGTCGATGGCTTGCTTCATCCTGCACAAAGATTTAAAAATGACGTTATATGAAGTACGTGACCATTTTAACTTTTTCGGCAAGACGATGACTCATTGCACAATTCACCACAACGTGAAACTATTTGCAGAGGTAAGAAAAAGAAAAACGCATTTAGAAGCGATTAGAGACACGATAATGCAAACAGTAGACCCGAAGTATAGTTTATTAAAAAGAATCGAAGAAATAAACGACAAAGCTAAAATACAGCAAATAACCAACTGCGTAAACTATAATGAGTAAACATTTAAAACTATCTGAACTAGCAAAGGTATGCGGTGTAAAAGTAGATACAATAAAAACAATAATAAAGAAAGAGCGAATAAAGCCATTACAGACCAGACCACAAACATTAGACAACGTACAACAAAGTATTATATCACGAATACTATTTTTTGAAGGCAAGACTGAATGGTTAATATTTGAAAGTGAAATGAACAAAAATTAAAATATGCAAGTAGTAAAAATATCAGAAGTAAAAGTAAACCCAAACAACCCGAGGTTGATAAAAGATGACAAGTTTAAAAAGCTGGTTCAGTCAGTCAAAGACTTTCCAGAAATGCTAAACATTAGACCTATCGTAGTTAATAAAGATATGATAATATTAGGCGGTAATATGAGATTTAAAGCTTGTAAAGAAGCTGGACTAAAAGAAGTGCCTATAATTATAACAGACTTAACCGAAGAGCAACAAAAAGAGTTTTTAATTAAAGACAATGTAAGCGGTGGCGAATGGGATTGGAATATGTTAGCAAACGAATGGGATGCTGAGGAATTAAAAGACTGGGGATTGGATTTACCTTTAGATTATAACGAATTACTAGAAGCTGAAGAGGATGACTTTGAAGTGCCAGACGGAGGTATTGAAACAGATATAGTATTAGGCGACTTGTTTGAGATTGGAGAGCATCGATTGCTTTGTGGGGATAGCACTTGTAGTGATACGGTTGCAAAGTTGATGAATGGGCAGAAAGCGGATATATTATTCACAGACCCTCCTTACAATGTAGGTTTTAATGGTAGAAGTGGTAAGTTTGATGTAATAGAGAATGATGATTTAGAAACAGAAGATTTTGATAAGTTTATAGAAGAATTTGCACAAACAGTTCATACTTTAGAAATCCCTTTAAAATACATTTGGTGTAATTGGAAATTTTACGGAACTCTGCAAAAGCACTTTCAATTAAATGCTTGTATTGTTTGGGCAAAAAATGTATTTGGATTAGGAAGAGGATATAGACATCAACACGAATTTTGTTTTTTTGAAGGTAAATTAGACGAAGGAATTAATAATGAAAGTGATTTGTGGGAAATTAAAAAAGACAGCAAGTACGTGCATCCAACACAAAAACCAGTTGAACTTTCTGCTCGTGCATTAAGTAATCATAAAAAAGCAAAAAACATCCTTGATTTATTTGGTGGTAGTGGCTCAACTTTAGTAGGTGTTCATCAACTAAAAAGAGTTGGGTTTGTGATGGAATTAGACCCTAAATACTGCCAAGTAATAATTGATAGAATGAAAAAACTTGATGAGACATTAATAATCAAAAGAAACGGAATAGTAATATAATGGGAAAGACAAAAGAGCAACACGAAAAAGAAATACTTGAAATAATAGTAAAGCAGAAGATAATGAAGATACAACATATCTTTCAGCATTATACTGACTTAGGTTCAGCACAATTTTACAACCTTGAATTAGAAAAATCGGAAAGCATTAAAGAAGCAATCACAACTAACAAAAGTAAAGCAGTATCTTATATGCTAAACAAGTGGGTAGGAAGTGACAATGCTACTTTACAAATATCAGCGTTTAAAGTTTTATGTGAAGATGAAGACCGCAAAAAATTAAGTATGCAGTTTGTTGAAAGTGAAAACAGCCATCAGGTGCGAAAGTTTGAAGTAGAAATACTAAAGCCAAAAGATGAAGATACAGACGAATAAAGTATTTGAGCATTTAGATAATTCAACAAAGAGAATAACAATAGAGCAAGGAGGAACCAGAAGCGGTAAAACCTATAATATTTTAATGTGGTTAATATTTGGTTATGCTTTAAAGAACAAAGGCAAAACAATAACCATTTGCAGAAAGACATATCCTTCACTTCGAGCCAGTTCGATGAGGGATTTTTTCGATATACTACGACATTATGATATGTATGAAGAAGCAGACCATAACAAGAGCAATTCAGAATACAAGTTAGAAGGCAACCTATTTGAATTTATATCTTTAGATCAGCCACAAAAGGTAAGAGGTCGCAAACGTGATGTTTTATATATCAATGAAGCGAATGAGCTATACTTCGAAGACTGGCAACAGTTAATATTTAGAACAACTGAAAAGGCAATTCTGGACTACAACCCAAGTGATGAATTTCATTTCATTTATGATAAGATAAAACCCAGAGACGATGCAGACTTTTACATAACAACCTACAAAGATAATTTATTCCTATCAAAAGAAATAGTAGCCGAAATAGAGCGTTTAAAGAACATTGATGACAACTATTGGAAAATATATGGTTTAGGTCAAATCGGTTCATCACAAGCCCTTATTTTTAGAATTAACGAATGTAACTCAATACCACCAGAAGCAAAGTTTTTAAGTTATGGAATGGACTTTGGCTTTACGAATGATCCAACTACATTGGTGGCTATCTATCAGCAAGGCGATAATATATATCTAAAAGAGCTATTATACCAAACAGGACTAACAAATAGAGATATAGACGAAAAGTTAAAGTTTAACGAAATAGAACGCAAAGAAGTATTTGCTGATTCAGCAGAGCCAAAATCAATTGAAGAGTTATATCGAATGGGTTGGAATATTAAACCAGCTACAAAAGGACAAGGATCGGTTAACATCGGAATTGATATGATGAAACGATATAAACTATTTGTTACAAAGGATTCAGTTAATATGATCAAAGAATTTAGAAACTATAAATGGCAGGAAGATAAGAACGGAAACATTCTAAATGTGCCAGTCGATATGTTCAACCACACGATTGATGCGATTCGTTACGGTTTATATGATAAATTAGCCAGACCGAACTACGGGAAATATGCAGTAAGATAAAATAAATTATAAAAAATTTGTTTATATGTAATATTTTATTTTATATTTGTAAAAAATTAATCACTAAAAACAAATAAGATGAACTTACTAGAAAGATTAAAGCCAGAAGTATTACAAGCAATGAATGCAGATGCAGAAAAGTATCCGCATTTAATTGAAAGTTTAAAAAAATCATTAGAAGAGGAATTGATCAGTCCATTGTATTTGACAGTTAGTGTTGCTTCAAGCATTTGCCAATACAACAATACTAATTTGGACATTGTAACTTTACTTGACTGCTTCAATAAATAACCTAAAACAACACAACAAATTTAAAGCACTCCTAACGGGGTGTTTTTTTTTGCTTATATATTTTATCGTAAAATTAAATATCTAACGTTATATCTAAAATAAACAACTATATGAAGTTAACGGTTCCAAGTTCACTAGATGACATTACACTAATCCAATACCAAGAATACAACCAAGAAATTGAAAGCAGAAAAAAGCTGCCAGATGCTGAAGAGTATTTAAAAATAAAAAAGATTGAAATATTTTGCAAACTATCCAGGGAGCAGGTATTAAATTTAGAATACGAATCAGTAGAAAACATATCTAAGATTTTAGACGGCATATTAGAAAGCCAACCCGAGTTAGTGCAGAAGTTTACAATCGATGGGGTAAAGTTTGGATGGCTGCCAGAACTAGATAAGATGACCTACGGGGAATTATTAGATTTAAACGGTAATATATCCGAGTGGTCAAATATGCACATTGCAATGGGTGTATTATACAGACCGATAAAACAGGAAATTAAAAACGGGATGTATAATATTGAAAGATACGAAGGAGACAAGTATCACAAACAATTGAGACAAATGCCTTTATCTGCTGTAATAGGTTCGATGGTTTTTTTTTGGAATTTAGGAACGGACTTACTGGAATCTATTATCAAGTATTTGGAGACGGAGGAGGAGACTTTTCAGAGCCAACTCAATTTGACATCAACTGGAATTGGTATAGCACAATTGACGAACTTGCTGGAGGAGACGTTACAAGATATGAAGCGGTTGAGCAATTAAATATGCACACGTGTTTGAACAACCTTTGTTATAAGATTGACAAGAGAAAAAAAGAAGCTGAAGAACTAAAAAAAATACAGAGAAGAAATGGCAGATAATTTAAGAGGTGTAGAAGCGATTTATAGAGTGATTGAAGCAATGAAAGCAGAACTAGAATCAAACCCTTTCTGCAATAAAGTTACGCTTGGAGAACTAACGGAATTAGATTTAGCAAAGATGACAATGTTTCCACTTGCTAATATTACAATGGACAACGTAACACATAGTGAAAATTCATTGACGTTTCAATTAACTATTGTAAATGTTGATATAGTAGACATCAGCAAAGAAGTAATACAAGACAACATATACGGAAATGACAACCTAATTTATATCTGGACAAATCAATTGTACGTAATCAATCGATTAGTGGCAAGGTTAAGACAAAGTACAATTGCAATAGACACAATGGAATTAGAAGGTGATCCACAAAGCGAATTTATCAACAAAGAATTTGAGAATATGCTAGCAGGGTTCACAACTACGATTAATCTAACTGTACCAAACGATATAAACAAATGTTAAAGATTGACAACCTAAAACAAGCCTTGAATGATTTTAGTAATAACATCGTAAAAGATGCAAAAGCTAATTTAGAAAGCACGGGCAAAGTTGATACGGGGCAATTAAAAAATAGTTTAGTAAATCAAGGTGCAAAGGTTTCTAAAAATTCAATAGAGATAAATATCTTAATGAGTAAATATGGTGCTTTTGTAGATAAAGGAGTTCGAGGTGTAGGAGGTGTAAGGAAACAAACATCAGCATTCAAACGAACAAACAACAAAGGCAAGATGTGGAAGCAAAAAGGCAAAGGATCGCCATATTCATTTAAAGAAGGTGTAAAGCCAAGCGTTAAACATTTTATAGATTGGTCAAACAAAAGAGGATTATCACCTTATGCGGTTCGTGAATCAGTTTACCATCAAGGTATAGAGCCAAACAAGTTTTTAGAAAAAGCAGTAAAAAAGAATATAAGCCAATTATCAAGCGTTATAACAGACGCATTTAGTTTAGATATACAAAGTACAGTAAATTATTTAATCAAGTCTAATTTCAATCAAAAATGAACATAGTTAAGATATACAAAGAGCAAGACGAAATACCAACTTTTATAATAGAAGCAGAAGCTGAAATTAATTCAACGCAATATGTTAGCCTTTGGACTTGCAAAGAGGAAATATATGTAGATGAAGTATTAGTTCAAACAATACACCACACGAAATGAAAGTAGTAAAAGTAAGAAGTCCATTTATAATCGAAATAAACGAAGCTGGGCAAAATGGAAGTAAGATTGAATTGTTTATATGGAATGGTAGTACAGTTCCTGCAACACCAACTTATACTTTGTCAAAAAATATATCAAGCCCTACTCAACTGAGCACGATTTATAATGTTTCAAATTATGTTAAGGAATACATAGATAATATAAAAGCTACTTATGTAATCAATGGAGCAGAAGAGCAAAACAATGAATGGGTAAAGTTTAGAGTAAAAAGATACAAAACTGTTACAGGTGTTGATACGCTTTTAAATACAATAGACTACATAGGTGTAAACGGTTTTACAAGTTATACAAGTGGGAATCAAAACCCAGCTGAATCAGTAATGGAAGTATTGAGCAATACAAATATTTCTAATTACTATTATCAATTATCGACTTATCCAAACAATTTAATTCAATATGTAAATGTATTAATAGACAAACCTACATTAAGTTCAACAACAGTAGTAGCGAAATACGAAAGAATTGATGGGATTATTTATATCGTAAATATAAGTATTGCTTTTATACCTGGTATATTCAATGTAAAAGTTCCAATTAGTTTAGTTAAAACAGACCCTGCTTTCATTAACGGATGCAAGGTTACAATTACTTACACACCTGAAAGCGGAAGCCCAACTATTAAAACATTCTTTACCTATCCGATTGAAGAGTGCAAATATACACCAGTGCTTTGTGACTTTGTAAATAGATACGGAGGTTGGCAGACGATTACATTCTTCAAAGCACAAAGCAATAGCGTATCAGTAAAAGGAACAGATTACAAATTGAGCCAACAGGCATTAAATTACAATACATCTATTGGGCAGTTCAAAACAATGAATACAAACGGTAAGCAAACCGTTAAATTAAATACAGGATTTGTTGATGAGAACTATTCAGAGTTAATAACTGATTTGTTATTGAGTGAAACTGTTTTATTAGATGGTAAACCTGCAACTGTTAAAAGCCAATCAAGCGATTTAAAGAGCCATTTAAAGGACAAAAACATAAATTATGAAGTAGAGTTCGAATATGCTTTTAATTTAATAAACGACGTAGTATAAATGTTAGCAGTAGCCATATACATAAAAGATGTTCAAACGGGATTATTAAACCGAGTGGATTTATTTGATGACGAAAAAATTTCTGTTGTTAGTTCCATTCAAAACATCAACGATATTAGTAAAACCTTTACTGATTTTAGTCAGACATTTACAGTTCCTGCATCAAAGCAAAACAATAAAATATTTCGTCATTGGTACGATAATTCAAATGATGCACCATTCAGTACATTAGTAAAAGCTGATGCTTATATTGAAATAGATACGATAACATTTAGAATAGGTAAAATTCAGTTAGAAAGTGCAAATGTAGAAGATGGACAAGCGAAAGACTATTCAATTACTTTCATTGGTTTATTAGGTAACTTAAAAGATACGTTTGCGGGTTTATATTTGAAAGATTTAACAAGTACTACTTATGATTTTAATTACACACCAGATGAAGTATTATCAAAAGTAACTGGCGATGGCCCAAGTGAAGATGTAATGTTTCCATTAATTAGTTCAAAAAGATTATGGGGATATGGTGATGGCAATGGAGCGACAAACAATATTGCAAATGAAGATTATCCAATAAGATACAATGAGTTGTTTCCAGCTTTAAGATTGAGAGCAGTTTTTAATATGATTGAGCAACGCTTCGGAATTAACTTTGATGGAACAACTGCAGAGCCAAGCACATTTTTAACTGATCCAAGATTTTTAAATGCTTATTTATGGTTAAAGAATGCAAATGAATTTAATTTTAAATCAGAACCAACTTTAATAACTTATGATAATATATCTAATGACCAATTTTTAATAAATTTTAATTTAGCAAATGATACTTTTACATTTGCTAGTGGTTCAGTTCGTTTTAGAGCAGAAATATACATAGTTCCAACAGTAGCAAATATAGTATACACACTTACACTATTAAAAAATGACGAAGTTTTTATAACTGTAAACGCAACTTCAATAGCTGGTTCACAATATTATAAATTTCTTGATAACTATCAAAATACAAATGCAGCTGATGTTTATAAATTTGTAATTTCAAGCGAGGCAAGCATGACATTTGGTTCTACTTTATTATTAGGTGCAAGAGCTGGACTTTTTCCTTCTTACACAACAGAAACAATAACTAAAAATACAAATCAAACAATAACAGTAGGTAATTTATTAATTCGTTCATATTTTCCAGAAATTAAAATAGAAGATTTCTTTAGTGGTATTTTAAAAATGTTCAATTTGACTTGCTTTTCAAATGATGGAATAAATTACACATTAGATACTATTGATGATTATTATGATTCAGGTTCAGACGTAGATATTACAAAATACGCAATACAAGACAAAAAGACTTTAAACAGGGTAAAGACTTACAAGAAAATAAACTTTGATTATGAGAAAAGCGAATCAATTATAAATGTAGGTTTTAATTCAAATGCGGGTATAGAATATGGTTCTTTGCATTATTCAAATACACCACCTGCAGAAGGAGAGGAATACTCAATCAAGTTACCATTTGAAGATTTAAACTTTCAAAATATAGGTTTTGCATTGCAGGTTGGTTATGCTTTAAAAACTGACTTACAAAAATACATACCAAAGCCAGTAATTTTATATGATTATAGCAGAGATAGTTTAACAACTTGTTCACCTATTTATTTCGCTCAAACAACTACTGGGCCAGGGGATGTTTATAGTGCTTATAAAGCATTTGGTCAAGAAACATTAATAGGAACAGAAACATATAGTTTAAATTTTAATCAACAACAAAGTACATTAACAAATGAAATAATAAACAATAGTTTATATCAAAATTATTACTCTGAATATTTTACTAATATATTTAATTTTAAAGCACGATTAGTAAAAGTTAGTGCTATACTACCAACAAGTATATTAACTACGCTTAAATTGAATGATACGATACTTATAAGAGACACAAAGTATTTGATTAATACAATGACAACAGATTTAACTAGTGGAGTTGCACAATTTGAATTGCTAACAGACCAGAGAATAGTAGAGCCAGCGACAATAGTAACGGAAGGACTTGTTTTAAATTTAGATGCAGGTAACCCACTTTCATATCCAGGAACAGGAACAACTTGGACTGATTTAACTACTAATGGAAATAATGGAACGTTAATTAATGGACCTACTTTTGATTCTGCTAATGGAGGAAGTATTGTGTTTGATGGTACAAATGACTATGTTTCCGTAAGTGATAATTCAACAATTAACGGAACTTCACAAACAATAAGTGTTTGGTTTAAAAATACAGGAACATATACTACTGGCAATAAAACTGCTGAAATAATTGGAAAACACAATGCTTCAGGCTCAATGAGCGGTTATGGAATAATTTTACCAAATGTTTTAGGTGATATAAAACTTAATGGTTATGTAAAAAATGCATCTACTGGTTATTCTGTAAACTCACTTCAAATTATTAATCCATTAAATTGGTATAATGCTACAATTACATTTTCAAGTAATTCTCAACTTATACTTTATTTAAATGGAAATTTTGATTCAAGTACATCAATTGGTACGTTAACAAATAGTAGTCAACCTTTTATAATGGGTGATAGTAATGATTCATTTTGGAATGTGTATAACGGTAAAATAGGAGAAACATTAATATACAATAGAGTATTAACAGCTACAGAAGTTTTACAAAACTATAACGCAACAAAAGGAAGATATGGACTATAATCAAAGACTAAAACAATGATAAAAGAAATAATAGACTGCTTAAAATTAGATTTGAAGAGCAACAGTGAAAGAATAGCAATAGCAAGAGGCAAGAATAAGCTACCAGAAACATTTAAAGAAGCATTTAAACAAGTTAAAAAGAGAATTAGCAATGGCACAGGATATTGAAGTTAAAATAAAAGTTGATGCTAGTCAGGCAGAAAACAGTGTTAATAAATTTGGAGATGCTGTTGAAAATACAGAAAAATCAATAACAAGTTTAAAAGGACAATTAAGACAAGCACAGGCAGAGGTAGCAGTTTTATCGGATAAGTTTGGAGCAACATCAAAAGAGGCAGTTAATGCTGCTAAAAAGGCTGCTCAATTAGCTGATAAAATTGGAGATGCAAAAGCATTAACAGAAGCATTTAACCCTGATGCAAAATTCAAAGCATTAAGTTCATCTTTGGGTGGTGTAGCTGGAGGCTTTGCTGCGGTGCAAGGTGGAATGAATTTACTAGGTGTTGAAAGTAGCGAAACAGAGGAGGCTTTATTAAAAGTTCAATCGGCTATGGCTTTATCTCAAGGAGCACAAGCGGTTGGTGAATCAGTAGATAGTTTTAAACAATTAGGAACGGTTATAAAATCCACTACTGTTTTTCAAAAAATATCAACAGCGGCTCAATGGTTATGGAATGCCGCAATGAATGCCAATCCAGTAGGTGCGGTTGTGTTAGCTATTACTGCCTTATTAACGGCTGGTTATGCTTTGGTAAATTGGTATAAAAGTTCAAGCGATGAAAGTAAAAAGAATACTGAATCTATAAAACAAAATAAAACCGCATTAGAAAACCAATCTAAAGCCGCTGATAGTTCTTCTAAATCATTACAAACAAATACTGATTATCAATTAGCAATGGCTAAAGCATCAGGTGCTTCTACTGCTGCAATTAGAAAATTAGAATTAAAATTAATTGATGAAAAAATAGCTTTTGCAAATTCAAGTAGAGAAATAGCTAAAAACACATATCATAAAAACTTAAATGCTTTAGCAAGTTTAAAAGCATCTGATGCTAATGAAGAACAAATAAAAGCACAAGAAGAATTAACTAAAAAATCATTAGAAGAATTTGGTAAACAAACCAAAAACTTAAATGATGCAAATGCTGAAAAAGGCAATATAATTAGAAAGCAAAATGTAGAGATAAGACAAGAGCAAACTAATCATAATAAAGAAATATCAGATAAAAATAATACTGCTGCTGATAAAGCAAAAGAAAAAGCACTTGCAGATAGAAAAGCTGAATTAGATAAAATAAATGCTTTAGAAGAAGGATTTACTTTAAAAGCAGTTGATACTGATAAAATAAAAAATGAGAATGCTAAAGTAGCAATGATTTCTGATTTAGAAAATAAAGTTGCTATTGGACAAGGTAAACTTAGTTTTTCAAAATATATAGCTGATGAAGAAATAAAAATAGCACAAGCTGAAGCACAACAGAAAAAAGATATTCAAGATGCTTCTTTTAATTTAGCTTCAGGGGCAGTTAGTTTTTTAAAAGAAATAGGAGGTAAAAATAAAGCAATACAAAAAACTGCTATAATAGCAGAAAATGCTATGGGTATTGCTAAAATGATTATTGCAAATAACGTTGCGAACGTAGGTGCATTGGCTTCGCCTGCTAATATTTTAGTCCCAGGAAGTGCGGCACCAATTATAGCAATGAATAATATAAAAACAGCATTAGGCATAGCTACAACGGTAGCATCAACTGCAAAAGCATTGTCGGCAGTTGGTGGCGGAAGTGCAGGAGGTGGAAGTGCAGGAGGTGGCGGTGGTGGTGGCGGAATATCTACACCTGCATCAGCACAGCCATCAATAAACGTAGTAGGAGCATCAAAAACAAATCAAATAGCAGAAACAATAGCACAACAAGGACAACAGCCAATAAAGGCTTACGTAGTAGCTAATGATGTAACAACACAGCAAGGATTAGATAGGAACATAGTTAGTAGTGCATCGATAGGATAAAACCATTTTGTTGACGCTAACAATATGGTAAAACAAAATAAAAATTAAACACGTTATACAGATATGAAAATTATAGAACTTATTGTGGATACCGAAATGGAGTTGAGTGGTATTGATGCAATTTCGATTGTAGAAAACCCAGCCATTGAAGAGAATTGGATAGCCTTAAAAGACGAGCAAAAAGAGTACAAGTTTGCCGAAGTAGATAAAGAAAAGAAAATCATTATGGGTGCTATGTTAGTGCCAGATAAACCTATTTACAGAAGAGACGAAGAGAATGGCGAATACTATATTTACTTTTCACAAGACACGATCAGAAAATGTATGGAAATGTTTTTTCAGAACGGTAATCAATCAAACGCAACTTTTGAGCATCAAGAAACAATCAAAGGTTTAACAATGGTAGAAAGTTGGATTGTTGAAGACACCGAAAAAGACAAATCTAATTTGTACAATTTGAATGTACCGGTAGGTACGTGGATGGGTACAATCAAAGTTGAAAATGATGTAATTTGGAATGAGTTTATAAAGACTAAAAAAGTAAAAGGTTTCAGTATTGAGGGCTATTTTGCCGACAAAGCCAAACTACCTTTGTCAAAAATTGACCAAGTAGATATAGAAATAGAAGCAGGGTTACAATTATTAGAAATTAAGAAATTAATTCAAGATGCGAAGCAAAAGTAATTCATTTAAAACACCAAGTTACACAAGCCCAAAAGGAGGTACAAGAGGTTGTTTATGTGCTGATGGAACATATAGTGTAAAGTGTTGCGATGGTTCATTACAAGCTCAAGGAATAGGCAATATTTACGGTGTGCGATCAATTGAAACATTTTTTATTTTACAGGAAGATGGATTTAGAATATTACAACAAAACAATGATAAAATATTATTAGAAAATGGATAGTAAAATAAGCAATTTAAATTTAGTTGAAACGGTAACGCAAGACGATGTATTACCTATTGTAAACGCTGGAGAAACTAAAAAGGTAAAAGTATTGCAGTTAATAAACGGACTTGCAACAACAGCCTATGTAAACAGTCAAGATGCTTTAAAAGTAGATAAAGTAACAGGTAAAGGATTAAGCACTGAAGACTATATAACTACCGAAAAGAACAAACTTGCAGGAATAGCAGCAGGAGCCGAAGTAAACGTAAACGCTGATTGGAATGCTACAAGTGGCGATGCACAAATATTAAACAAGCCTACAATTCCATCAGTAACAGGATTTGTTCCTTACACAGGTGCAACTACAAATGTTGATTTAGGGGAAT